TAATAGGCATGTTGATACTACTTTACTTGGAGCCTATATGTATAGAACATCTGGTGGACAATCAGCATTATCAAACCTTACTTCTCACATACGGGCAACAAGTAATATAAATGCATATTCTGGATTATTAATTGGTAGTGGTACAACTCCAGTTACCTTTTCAGATATAACATTAGATTCTATTATAGAGCATGGGACTGGTGATAATTTGGTTCATGCGAGTATAACAACGTTTCCAGATATGGTTGTGAATATTAATGAAGGATGGTTGTATTTTGACGTAATTCGAAATTTCACAAATTTAGGATCAGTTAATATAACAGTTAATGAGTTCGGACATCACTCATCATCTCCATCACAATCATCATACCCCGCAACTAATAGTCATCTAAATCATCGTATTGTATTACCAGAACCAGTGATAATATCACCAAATTCTACAAAAACAGTCGTATACCGATTTAGATATGATGTAGGAGTTTAATTATAAAAATATGGCAACTAATTTAAGTATACGAAATTTAGTAAAAGCTCGATTTTCAGCTGCAGCATCACAAACGGAAAACTTTTCGTTAGGGGAAACTACATCTGAATCTCCAAATACTTCTATTAGTTCATTCACTGTAGGGGCCGTTACAGAAATAGATGGAACTGGATCTATCCAAGCAACAACATCAGAGATTTATCTCTTAACGTTTACTGATTTTGGAAGTAATTTTACGTTACTACTTGAGAATGATGATAACTTTTTTTGGAGTGGGTCTGGAATAGGAGGATCTGGAGATCCAGTCATTTCTACTAATCATTCATTACTTACATCTACATCCGACCAGATTGGAGATCCAAATGTTGTATTAGAAGAACCAGCGGGTCAAAAAGAATTTCAAAATTTTAGCGTGGATGATTCTACTGTTGAATGGGAATTTACACCAAGATTGGATATTAGTGTATATGCCGAACAAGACAATGAAGAAGTTGATTATGATATATCAAATGTTTCTGGAACAGTAATATATAGATTAATCGGCATCGATTCATCCGCCAGTGAAACGACATTAGATTCATATAATATGCCTTTCACAACCGATGAAGTACAGATATTTCCTGTTCAAGTACTTGAGTATGTAGGGGATACTTCATTATATGAAACATATAGAATTCAAATAGATAATGATATATCGAGTATTACAGTAGTAACAACCGATGTAGCAGAAATCATTCAAGATTATTCATGGGTTACTACTGCCAGAGCAAATGATGATACAGTAACACGAACTCCCGATACCGCGGCTGGAACTCCTAAATTGATAGATGTAATCAGTGTATCAAATGGTATAGCAACTGTTTCAGCGTCGGAAGATATTGAGGAAGCATATCCTATTGATAATATTTTATACGGTAGATATCAGGATGAATTTAACTTTGACGCTACAAACTATGGAAATTTGTTTAGTAAGATTATAACTGTAACAGATCCACCTGCGGATGAACCACCAACGACGTTAGGTGAAGTATCCACATTGGCTTTATTTTATAAAGAGGTAGGTTGTGAGGTTGATTGTAGTTGGTCGTCCGTAACTGATGCTGAGGATTATAGATTACAACGTAATATTGATGGTGCAGGTTGGACAGAGAGATATTTCGGCCCATTATTACAATTTGACGATAATGTTGCTGGACTGACTGGACATGGTGGTGGTGATTTATTTATCGAATATCGTGTGAGAGCGGAAGCTGATGGACTTACTTCTGGACCTTGGAGAACCGAAGGTATTGTTCTCGCAGGTTATGGAACTGGCCCATGTGCTTAATAACTTTTTACATTGTTTCCAAATTTTATCATATATATACTAATATAAACTAAAATAAAAAACAAATATATAGTTATGAGCGACAAAAAAGTATTTTTGGATAAAGAAGAATTAGAACAAGTTAAATCTATTCGAAATGATGCACATCTTACTTTCATTAAACTTGGAAAATTGAGAGTAGAATTGACAAATTATCTTAAAGAATCTGAAAAACGAGTAAATGATTTCGAGACAGCAGAAGAAACATTATTGAAACAACATTCAGAATTACAAGAAAGAGAAACACGAGTTATCGACGAACTTCGTAATAAATACGGAGAGGGTGAATTAAATCCTGAAACTGGTGAATTCACACCCACCAAATAATAAAAAAAAATTATGGTTTACAGTCCCATCCCTATACTTATATAGGACTGATAATAGTGATTTTTTCACTCATTTTAACGACTTAAAGTAATATAGGAATATACACATGGCAGAACAAATCGTATCACCAGGAGTTTTTACTCGTGAAAACGACTTATCATTTATACAACAAGGGGTAGGTGCAATTGGTGGAGCTGTAATTGGCCCATTTAAACAGGGGCCATCATTCGTCCCACAAATTGTAAATACTCAAAGTGAATTTGAAGAACAATTCGGACGAGTTGATGGAACGTTTTACACAGAACAAACCGTTCAAAGTTACCTACGAGAATCAGGAACAGTAACAATTGTTAAAGTTTCAGGACTTGAAGGGTACGAACAAGTAGACCCGTTTGGTATTTTCATTTCTGGATCCGAAGGACGAAAACTTGTATCATCGTTTCATTCCACCGCTCAGGGAGATGAGACAGTGGGATTCACTGACAATACATTTGTATATATCAGTGGTTCAACATTTACATTAGAAGGAACTGATGTTGGTGTGAATGTAACTGCGTCTGTGTTACCATCCGACCCTAATGATGTTCTTTCCGTTTTTGGAAGTTCAGCAGTTGGTGGTAAAAACTTATACACATATACATATTTCCGACAATTGGCAAGAGAATCCGAAGATGATTTGGTAAGTGGTTCAACTCTTGAAGAGGCTTCGTTACCATCTCAAGATTTCACATTCCAATATCAAGCGGCTCACACACCGTGGGTAGAATCACAAGAAATTGCAGGAGAGAGATACAGATTATTCCGTTTCCATACATTGAGTGATGGTAATTCATCAAACACTCTATATAAGGTTGCAATCTCAAACATCCGACCAGCGGGAACCGCATCCGGAACTGACTACGCAACATTCACCGTTGCAGTCCGAAGATTTGACGACACTGATAGACGACCATTTACATTAGAAACATACAACAATGTAACACTTGATCCATCCTCACCAAATTACATCGCGAGAGCAATTGGTGATATGAATATCAATATTGATGATGAGGGTAAGATTAACGAAGACGGAACATTCCGTAATATATCAAATCACGTGAGAGTTGAAGTGGTTGATGATACACAATTTCCAATAACGGTTGCTCCACTTGGTCATTCAGCATATTACAATACAGTCGCACTTGACGATCACACTGAATTTCCAGTCGCAACATTATCTACTGGGTCTGCAGACAATACATCAACCGACCAAAACACTCATTCAGGTTTCGTATTTGAGGGTGATTTCAGAGTTGATAATCAACAATACTTGAAACCAGTACCAGACAACGCACAATCTGGTTCAAACGAAGACTTTGGTTTAGAGTCCGTATTAGAAGATATAAACGACCTATCTTCAACTGACGCTGAAACACGACGAACCGCAATCGCACAAGCAAAATTCGTATTAGCATTTCAAGGTGGGTTTGATGGTAAGAGTCCTGCGATAACAGTAAATAAGGGTGATGATATAGTTGGTGCAAATACACAAGGATTTGACTTATTAAAAGCTGACAGCGATGGAACGTTGGGATATTTACAAGCAATCGCTACATTATCTAATCAAGACGAATGGGATATCAACTTGATAGTTGCACCTGGAGTTACAAGATTCCATCACCCAATTGTGTTTGACGCGATTGTGGATATGGTTGAACGTCGTGGTGACGCATTCTTCGTCGGTGATGTCGTTGGATCAGACCAAACTATGACAAACGCAATTGATCAAGCCGCAGAAGTTGATTCATCATATGTTGGAACATACTATCCGTGGGTACGAACAATTGATCCAGGAACAAACAGACAAATTCCTGTTCCACCATCCGTATTGATACCTGCAATTTACGCATCAAACGACCGTATCGCGGCCGAATGGTTCGCACCAGCAGGTCTAAACAGAGGTGGAATTGTGGGAGCAGTTGGAGTACTTGACAGAATATCACAACAAGACAGAGATGACTTGTATGAGGGTAAAGTCAATCCAATCGCATCATTCCCAAATCAAGGAATTGTTGCTTGGGGTCAAAAGACATTACAAGACCGACCATCAGCACTTGACAGAATCAATGTTAGAAGACTACTTATTTCTTCCAAGAAGTTTATCGCTTCTACATCACGATTCTTGGTGTTCGAACAAAATACAGCAACTACTCGAAACCGATTCCTAAATACTGTGAATCCATTCTTTGAGTCAATCCAACAACGACAAGGTTTGTTCGCATTCCGTGTTGTGATGGACGAAAGTAATAACACACCAGATGTGGTTGATAGAAATATCCTTAAAGGGTCAATCTTCTTACAACCAACACGAACCGCGGAGTTCATTGTTATTGACTTCAACGTTCTTCCAACTGGAGCAACTTTTGACGTATAATAGAAAATGAGTAGAATAAGTCTAAAACAATTACTAACCGAACGAAAAATCCGACCGAACTTCCGAAAGGGAGATCGGGTCGTGATGTCGGACGACGCACTTGATAACTACGGTAAGAAATATAAGAATAAACAATTTACTATAGACCACGTTGCAACTTCCGAAGACGAACATCCAGGGTTTGATTCTGGTGTCGGACAAGCATTATACGACTTAAAGGAATTGGAGTTCAGTTTATACGAGTATGAATTGGAGAGTATATAAATGAAAATAACAAAATCACAATTACGAGAACTCATCCGTGAAGAACTTCAAACTTTGAAAGAAGCAGAAGAAGTATCCTTTTCTGATTTGGATAAATCATCCCAAGATATGGTTCAGAGATTGTTGAAATTATTTAACAAAAGACAACCAGTTGCAATTTTCGATGGAATACATGGAAAAATCCTAATGATTGAGAACGATCAACACGGTTCAAACTCATACAGATTTGATCTAAATGAAATAAAACAATTATCAAAATTGAAAATTCGATGGGTGACTGGTGGTGTCCGTGAGATTTCTATTGGGTTTTGATAAATTTTTGTGGGAAAATTAAAGTTGGTTATATTTATATTGTAGAAATACACAATTAAAAGGAATTTATATTATGGCAGAAGTATTAGAATTTAATGAGATGTTTTATACCAACTTCGAACCGAAGATGCAAAATCGGTTTATTATGGAGATTGATGGTATTCCATCTTATTTGGTTAAAACTGCAGAACGACCAACCGTATCATTTGACCCAGTTGAGTTGGATCACATCAACGTAAAACGAAAGTTGAAAGGTAAAGCATCTTGGAATGATATTTCCATAACAATGTACGATCCAATTGTTCCATCTGGAGCACAAACCGTAATGGAGTGGGTACGATTGTCACACGAGGCTATTACAGGTCGTGATGGATACGCAGACTTTTACAAAAAGGATATCAACTTCTATTTACTTGGGCCAGTTGGTGACAAGGTAGAGGAATGGACACTGAAAGGTGCGTTCATCTCTGAAGCGGCTTTCGGTTCTCTTGATTGGGCAAACACATCTGATCCAGTTGAAATCTCACTGACACTATCTTACGATTACGCGATTTTAGAATACTAATTTACAAGTTTTTACTTGACTTTTACAAAAGTTCTCCGTATATTATATGGGGAACTTTTTTTATATAATTTACAAAAATTTGTGAAATACATATTTATAAGAGAATTTAACACACATACAACATAAAGAGTTATGAAAGAAAACGAATTAGACATTCCAACGGAAGTTATAGATCTACCATCACACGGTAAAGTTTATTCTTCCACAAATCCATTGTCAAAGGGGTCAATATCAATTAAGTATATGACCGCAAAAGAAGAAGATATACTCGCTTCACAAAATCTTATCAAAAAGGGAGTACATCTCGACAAGTTATTTGAGTCAGTGATAGTTGAAGATGGGGTTAATCCAGACGATATTATTCTTGGTGATAAAAACGCAATTCTACTGGCAACAAGATTACTTGGTTATGGTAAAGATTACAAGGTTGAAGTTTCAGATCCATTTACATTAGAACGACAGTCTGTCAATATTGACTTATCAAAGGTTCAAGTGAAAGATATAGATATGAGTAAATTGAACTCTGACAACCGATATGAATTTACACTTCCAAATTCCAAAAAAGAAGTAGTCTTTAAGTTCCTTTCACACGGAGATGATAAATCAATCTCGGCCGAAACACAAGCACTTAAACGAATATCAAAGGATATATCTGCAGGTGGTAAGGAAGTAACAACACGACTACGGTATATGATTCAAGAGATTGATGGTAAAAGTGATAGAGGGTTTATAAACAACTATGTCAATAACAACTTACTTGCTTCTGATAGTAAAGCACTTCGAGAATATGTTAGAAGTATTCAACCTGACATGGACTTAACATTTACTTTCACATCAGATTTAACAGGTGAGTCGGAGGTGCTCGATATCCCGTTCGGGATTGACTTTTTTTACCCTTCCGAGTGATTACTCGATCCAACTTCATAACCAAATTTGGGAACTCATTCAGTTTGGTAATGGATTTACTTGGGAAGACGTGTATCACATGCCTATCCATTGGAGAAAATTCTATTATAACAAACTCGCGGACTTAAAGAAAAAGGAAGCAGAAGAAATGAAAAAGTCGAAAAATGCTTCCAACAACCGAGTTCGTATAAAAAGATAGATAATTTCACATTTCTTATATTTATAGTTGTGAACACTATAAAACGGAATACGTATGTCAAGTAAAAAATATAAGAAAGAAAAAACAAACGAGAACGTCTTTACTGCCGCTAAAAAATTCACGGACGCTTTTTTCGATGGATTACAGAAAGGTCAGGAAGATCGTGTGATACGACAGGCTGAAAAAGCAGGAGTCGAGGCGGAAGCACTTTACAAAATGAGAAAAATAAAACAAGAGAAAGCCGAACTGGAACGACTTTTAGCGAAACACACATAAGCTACATAAGAGTATTTAATAGATTATGGCCTTAGATGCAAATCAACTTTATAAAGAGAGAAAAGAATTACTTTCTCATATAAACAAAATCAATAAAGAGATAGAAGAAAATAGTGCTAAAAATATAAAGGATGAGCAGAGGCGGAATAAACTATTATATGAGAGAAAATCGGCCATTACCAAACTGAAAGACACGAATTTACTTTTACTTGAATCCCAACAGAAATACCATGTAGATGCCTTTAAGAACGCTAAAAAGTTAACTGGGGTACTTCAACCACTTGGATCATTGGAGAACGAACGAATTTCAATGATGAAAGATCAAGGTGGTTTATCTAAATTAGCAATTACACGAGCTAACGAACTTGCATCCATCTCAGCAGATATTGCACAATTGTCCAAAGATGATGTGATTGAACGAGATATGTTGTTGGACAAATTCAACCATTTACTTCCACTATTTGCACAGCAAAAAGGAATAGGAAAGGATATAGTTGAGAATTTCAAAAAACAGAGAAAGATATCACTTAGTTTATCGAACATTTCCGAACGAACGACACGACGACTTGAACAACAAAGTGAAGTATATAAGAGGATAAAGGACACAGTTGCAGGTGTATTTGACACTGCAAGTCAATTATTAACCGATCCATTGGGTGCTATTGGTGGTGCTATTGTTGGTCTTGGGTTTATTGCGGACAGATTTGGTGAAATTAATAGAGAACTGGGTGGGGTAAACCGAGCGTCTTTAACGTTCATGTCATACTTCGATTCAGATGCCGTTGGAACTTTCCGTGAAATATCCAATCAATTTGGGTCTGTAGAAGCCGCTTCGTTTGGAACACAAATAAATGTATCACTTATTGCCAGAACAATGGGAATCAGTGGTCAGGAAGCAGCGAAACTCGTAGGTGAATTTTCACGATTGAATGATGG